TTGCAATTTCTGTATCAAAAGGTAATACGAGAGAACATATACACACTAAAGATTGTAATCACGGAAATGGTTATTATGCAAAACTTGGTTATGGTTTACAAGACGGATTAAATGGTGGTAAAAATGCATCAGAGTATGGACTTACTGTTGGTAAGAAACTTAATGATGTATTCTCTGCCGAAATAAAAACAAGATTAAAAGTAAAAGATAGTTCTACTGGTAATGACCAGAGAGCAGAATTTGCATTGATAGGTTCTAAGAAAGTTTATGGTAAACTTAGTATGTACACACGAGGTGGTGCTGGATATAAGTTCACTAGAGATAAAAGTCACGAATACTGGCACATAGAGCCTGGTCTAAAATATAATTTAAATGATGTCTGGAGTATAAAGGGTGGTGTAAGATTCAGAGATAGTTTTGACTCAATATACGAACAATCTGATATTACATATAAGGCAGGAATATCTTATAAACTTGATAAGAATAATAGTATAGGTATCGGAAGTAAATTTAAAAGAGGTGATAGTCAATATAATGCAATAGGTGTGAGTTACAAGGTAAATTTCTAGGAGAGAAATATGTCAAAATTAAGTGAGAATTTTACTGTTGCAGAATATGTTAAATCACAAACTGCAACACGACACGGAATAGATAATTCATTAAGTGAAGAACATTTAGAAAATGCAAAAGAATTATTTCAAAATGTTGTACAACCAGTAAGAGAAAAGTTTGGTGTAACAATTATTACATCTGGATATAGAAGTCCAGAACTAAATGCAAAGATTGGTGGTTCATCAAGGTCACAACACTGCAAAGGTGAAGCAGTTGACATAGAATGTTTGAAGGCGACAACTGAAGATGTATCAAGATATATTCATGATAACCTTGATTTTGACCAGTTGATATTAGAGTTCTATACACCAGGCCAACCTAACTCTGGGTGGACTCATGTATCATATAAAAAAGAAGGAAATAGAAAATCAGTATTGACAGCAAGTAAAATAAATGGTAAAACTGTATATACAAAAGGATTAAATGTATGAATATGAAATCGCCAGGTTGGACTAAAGGTTGGGCAAGAATACTAGACAAAGAACGAGGATACACAGAAAAAGAATGGGAAGAAATGGGTATCACTTGGATGCCTATTCCAGATGAATATAAAAAGAAAAAGGCATATACAGAAAAAGAAGTTGTAATAGAATGACAGTAGATAAAAAAGGTTACACACAAAGAGAATGGGATAGAGTTGTAGGTTACGGCAAAGTTCCTAAAGAATATCAAAAAAAATAATGTTCAAACACAAAACTGATTTAAATATACCAGAAATTAAAGCCAAGACTACTGATGGTATAAGATTATATGAAACACCAGAGGGTAAATTCTATCCATCTATTACTACTGTTTTAAAGAATAGAGGTAAAGAGGGTTTATTTGAGTGGAGAGAACGAGTTGGTGAAGATGTCGCAAATTATGTTGCAAGAAAATCTGCAACAAGAGGAACTCAAGTACACCATTTTTGTGAAAAATATTTAGACAATGGTTATGAGAACAAAGATTGGTATGATTATAAAAAAGGTAGGTTTCTATCTTACTGTTTGTTTTCACAACTAAAACCATATTTAGATGAATGTATTGGATTAGTGCATTGTCAAGAACAAACATTATGGCACGATTACTATAAAATCGCTGGTAGGGTTGATTGTATCGCAGAATGGGACGGAGTTCTATCTGTGATTGATTTTAAAACAAGTACAAAAGAACGAGAAGATAGTTGGAATGAAAATTATTATATACAGGCCTCTGCATATGCAGAGATGTATCAAGAAAGAACATTACAAGAGATACAACAGATAGTTATTTTAGTGGTTACTGAAGATGGTACAGTACAAGAATTTGTAAAAAATAAAAATCAATACTTGCACTTACTTGACAAAGAGTTAAATATGTATTATAATAACATAGAAACTGGAACATAAAAAATTAACAGTTTATTCATATAACTTACAGAATTGTAATTTATAGATATATAGAATATGCGTTGAAGATAGTAATAAGATAGGCTGGACGAGGGTGCGATTCCCTCTACCTCCACCAACCCTAATGAGGGGGTAATGTAGGATCGACAGATATTAGAAGACTATTGGAGTATATGGAGTGACTTCCTTATAGGTCAACACAAATAAACGCAAACGATAACTTTGCATCTCAAGATTACGCTCTCGCAGCATAATCGGATAGGGTTCGGTGAGTTCCTAGTAACAGAATACTCACCATTTAATCATGAGTGGACTGCGGCCAAGGTGCAACCAGCACTCTCAATACTAGTTAGGAGAAAAACTATGGCATGGTCTAAACCAACTATTACTGAAATCTCAGTAGGACTAGAAATTAATTCTTACGCTTGCGCTGAGAAGTAATTCAGAAAAGGGGTGGTGTATAATACCATAAGGTTTGAAGCCACCCTATTTTTTTATCATGACACCAAAAACATTTTCACTTTATATAGAAAAAGAAGTTCAATCTAAAAATATAACACATATGGATGCTGTGTTAGAGTATTGTTCTAAAAACAATCTTGAACCAGATAGTGTTATTAGTTTGTTACAAAAACCTTTAAAGGATAAGATTGAGGCAAACGCAAGAGATTTAAACTTCTTACCTAAAATGAGTAAACTTCCTATATGATTACTATGGACGCCTTTAGTGCATATAAAATATACATGGGTTTGAAAGCTCATTTCAATTCAACATATGATTTCAAAAAATATGGTGGTAAAACCACTGCGAGTAAATCAAGTTATTTAAAAAGAAAAGATAAATTTTTCTTTGGTAAAGTATCAAGAAGATATGGAGAAAAAGTAAAAGACTTTTTCGTATCAAACTTTTTAAAAAATGAAAAAGGTTATATTGGTGAGTTTAATGAAAATAATTATGTTGAATGGAAAAAACGAATTGAAAGTTTAAAATATATTTTTGAACAAGATATGAATATATTATTAAATCAAGTTACAGACTTTAATAAATTATTTTTTGTGGAGAATGGACAACATCCTATTCTTTTCAGAAACTATCTATCTCAAAGAATCAGTATTGAAACAATGGTTATTTTAAATAAACTTGTTGATTATCAAACTGATTGGGATAAGAATATTCAAGAAACAGTTGTGTGGCCAACACATAAAAAAGTATTAAAAAATTATGATTCACTCTTGACATTTAACGAAACAGAGTATAAAATGGTAGTTATTAACTTAACTAAACGGAGATAACATGAATCAGACAAATGAATCATTAGTTAGAGAAAGAGATTTTTATCGTAGTAAACTAGAGAGTCTTGAAAAACAAGTAAAGACACTAGGAACTGATTGTGCATATTTGCAAAAACAAAATGAAACTCTTAGAGTAAAACTAAAAGAAGTAAATGAAAAATCCTTTTATAGAAACAAAAAATTTAGGAGAAATTAATGCGACAAAGATTTACTTTTATAAAAACAAATGAAGTTGAAGATGACTTCCAAGAAGAAGAGAGAGTTGAATTAGAATCTGTTATAGAAGATACTGACATAGAATCTCTTGAACAAAAGTTTGAAAATTTTCTAAAAGGTTGTGGACATGAAGATATTTCTGTAACGATTGAACCTCGTGTTAAATTTGAACAAGATGGTGACCATCTACGAGACACAACTTATTCATCTTATGATAATGATGTTGAAGATTTAGAGGATGAATTAGAAGATGTTAATGATAATGTAACAAAATTTAATAGAGGATATGATGAATCAAAACCATCAGACACCGAATAACATATTTGTTTTAGGAAATGGTGAATCCAGAGATGGATATAACTTAGAACAATTTAGAGCATGGGGTAAGATATATGGGTGTAATGCACTCTATAGAGACTTCAAACCAGATGGATTAATATCTACAGATTGGGCTATGATGCACGAAGTATATTCATCTGGTTATTGTTTTGATAACAAATGTTATTTTAGACAATGGAAAGTTTTACCTTATCAGTTCTATGATATGATGCAATATACTGGATTAGAACAAAGTGGATTGGATAAGTTAAATAAAAGACTTGAAGAACTTAAATTACCAACAGTTGAAAAGTTTATACATGAAAGTAAACAGATAAAAGAGTTTGGTAATTTAGTTTGTCATGGTATAGACCCACAAAGATTTCAAGAATGTATGGAAGAATTGATTACAGAACTAAAAAATCTATCTCCAGATGAAATCAGACAGAAACTAGGTAATGCTGGTTTATGGATTACTTGGGTTGATGATAATGATAAAGTCAAAGATTTAGATGAGTTTTTTGATGGTGAGTTCTTAGGTTGGAGTTCAGGCCCTACTGCCGTCAGAGTTGGTATTGAAGAAAATAAAGATACTACTCATGTATTCTTATTAGGTTTTGATATGACAAAGGAAGGTCTAGTAAATAATGTTTACAAAGACACAGATTGTTATGTCACAAGTGGATGTAAGTTTATTAGTCCAGTAAATTGGATTGAACAACATAGTAAGAACTTTGAAAAATATCCACATATAAAGTTTTACAGAGTCATGGACGATGAATCTGAAATAGAGGAATGGTCAAAGTATGACAATGTAAAAACAATTAGATATGGTGCAATGTTTGGACATTGTGCAAGTCCAGATGATAAATCTGGTTCTATCTGATTGTATAAATAACATTATATTATGATTAAGTGAAGATAAAATAGCATATAATAGCATACGGAGAAATAATATGTCATTAGATACGCTTAAAAAGTCTAATTCCTTAGACAAGATATTGGCTGCAGTTGAAAAAGAATCTGCACCAGTAGAAAAACAATCATATGTAGATGAAAGACTCTGGAAACCAGAACTAGATAAATCTGGTAATGGTTATGCAGTAATCAGATTCCTGCCTGCACCACAAGGTGAAGAAATGCCTTGGGCAAAGTTATGGAATCATGCATTTCAAGGGCCTACTGGTAAGTGGTATATTGAGAACTCACTCACTACACTAAACCAGAAAGACCCAGTATCAGAGTATAATAGTAAATTGTGGAACTCTGGAGTTGAAAGTGATAAAGAAATCGCTAGAAAACAAAAGAGAAAACTACAATACTACTCTAACATATATGTTGTTTCTGATCCAAAACATCCAGAAAGTGAAGGTAAAGTTTTCTTATTCAGATATGGTAAGAAGATTTATGATAAACTTATGGAAGCTTTGCAACCTCAATTTGAAGATGAAACTCCAGTAAATCCATTTGATTTCTGGGAAGGTGCAAACTTTAAATTGAAAATCAGAAAGGTTGACGGATATTGGAACTACGACAAGTCAGAGTTTGATAGTCCATCAAAACTAAACGAAGATGATTCTGAATTAGATAAGATTTGGAAAACTCAGTATTCTTTAAAAGAGTTTACTGCACCATCTAACTTTAAGACTTTTGATGAACTCAAAAATCGTCTTGACGATGTTCTTACTGGAAGTCAATCACCATCTAGTTCTGCTGAAGATGTGGAACTAAATGACACACCAGAAGTTGATGTTGAGGACAAACAATATGTTGATAATGTTGTCAAAACAACTTCTAACGAAAGTGATGATAGTTTAGATTACTTTCAAAAACTAGCAAAAGAAGCATAATTCTTTTATAGTTTCTCCTTATTGAAGGGGTGTTGCACTTCGGTGTACACCCCTTTTTTATTATAAATACTTATGAGGAGAGGCATATGGTAGACCCTATCACAGCATTCAGTGCAGCGACTGCTGCTTTTACTGCAATAAAAAAAGGATTCCAGATCGGACGAGATGTTGAATCCATGTATGGCGACATTGGTCGCTGGATGACAAGTTGTGAAACTGTCAACAAAGAGGCAGGGAAAGCAAAAAAATCTGGTATGAGTGTTGAAGAAGAAGCACTAGAAATATTTGCACATCAAAAGAAAATAAAGGCGATGGAAGAGGAGTTAAGAACATTCATCAACTTATCTCACGGCCCTACTGCATGGAATGAGGTATTAAGAATACAGGCAGACATTAGAAAAAAAAGAAAAGAAGCGATTGCAGCTGCAAAAAGAAAACAAGAAGAAATGATTATGTATACTTTGATTGGAGTAGGTACATTATGTTCATTGTGGGTAGTGTTTTATGTTATTTGGAAAGGTATGGGAAACTAAAATGAAGGATAATGTTTTACAAAAATTAATGAGAAGTCATTGGTTTTGGATTTATTTGTTTGTTATTTTTATTTTTACAATTCTTACATTTATTGATTTTATTAAAAGTTGATGAAAAAATTCAAATGGACTAGATGGCCCAAACCTAAATCAAGATGGAAACACTCAATGCCCTATGTAAGTCCAGTGAGAATGTGGACAAGTGAAGTGGTATACAAGGGTGTCGAAAAAGATGAAAATGGTGATGATAAAGAAATATATTTAATTAGAGGTAT